AATTGATCCACTGGGCCGGGAGTACTAATTCCAAACACACTACTAGGTGTTTCTCGTCTAGCACTGCTGTTGGTGATGCCTCGTATGTCGTCCAATAACAATCCTTGAGCATCTAGATATAAAGCTAGTGGATGAACTGATTTTTTAAATGTTGTGGGAGGCTGGGCGCCACCATTTTCAGGAACTTTTTTGTTGTATTCTGAAACTGGAACTCTCAATTCTCTGCCCTGGCTATCTGCTGTTACAGAAAGCTGTGCATCGTCCAAGAACGCAAATTTAGTTGCGGCCAATCCCGGAGTCATGAAATTCACAAACGAATCTTCTTTGGGCACACATCCTATCCAAAATCCTCGCTTGGGATCGTTGGCTAAAAACATTACCAAAACCGTTGAACCCACATCCGGCGGTATCATCCACATGCCGTAACTTTTTTGCGAGTTATCATAGTCGTTGGTTTCTGTGGTAAAGTCAAAACTAGTAATGCCCATGAACGGACTCATATAGTCAACTGTTCTAGTTTGGCCAGTTGTGTCTTTATTTCCAGAACCGGGACGTTCTATCAATACTTTGAGACGGCCCATATACTTGCCATCTTGATGGCCTACTACGGTGGCCAAAAACGGACCTGATGGCGTTGATGGATACTCGGAAGTAGAATAGTTAGTGTTATTGGGAGTTGTGTAATTTGTCATTTAAGGTCCAAGATCTTTTGGTGAGCCTTCTGCTGAATCGTCTGAGGAATCTGTTGCTCCGCTTGGATTCGTCGGATCAGGAATTGCGGCCGAACCCGCCAGTTCTTCGGGGGTTGCTGTTAAATCAGATTCTTGGTCGGGGCGTCGAAAAGCATGTATTGTTTGTGTAAATTGACCACGCTCGTCAAACAAATTGCTCACTGATGTTACACAATAAGCTCCGCTAAATCGGTTAACTGGTGCTGTTTTGCTGTTAGGACCAAAGTTATAAAGACCTGTAGTTTGATTAATGTCTATCGGAGATCTAAAATTTACAATAATATCCACTTCTCCGTTTTCATAATTCATTGTGCCGTCAGCATTCAAATTTGCGTATTGGGTATTGCTAGAAGAATAATTGCCCAGACCGCTGTGAGCAATATAATAAGGATCTCCCATGATTTTCAAATTAAGATCAAAAATATCAGTAGGGCAAGTTAGCGCATCTTGAAATGCCCTGGCTGCTCGGGTGGCTGCTCGATCCAAGCCGCCACCGCCTTTGTTATCTGATTTAAACAAACTGCCAACATAACTTAATATACTTGGAGTAGTGTTTTGTTGACCTGCAAGCGGTTGGCCTCCTAATTTAAGAAGGATAGATTTTTCGTTAGGATTTCCAGTATCTCCACTTCCAGCACTAACTCCATTTTTAGCATCTGAGTTTTCTGCGCCGCCGTCAGCTGGCATTATTTGTACAAAGCCATTGTTCATTTGCAAGCTAACACTTAGTATGTTGTCGTTTTTTCCAGTGTAGATATAATTGTATTGTTTCACAGCTTGTTTGAGTAAATTTTCAATTCCTTGAATATTCTCCCCGCCTGCTTTTAATCTACTAGCATGCACATTATAAGGGACTACTTTGTAAACATATAGATTAGGGATCTGTTTGGTATTTGGATCCGATGTTGAACTCAGTGGAAATACTTGATAGCTAATTCGCCACCAGCCTCGATATCCTTCTTCACTCAGCGAAGAAGGATCTAGCTTGTCTTTCACATAGTTACTTTGCAGTATTACTTGATTGATAGCATTAGGTATATTTGTTTTTTGATCAAACTTCATATCTCCCCTACTGACATCGTTAGTTAGCTTGCCGCCAAAGAAAGTTTTACTGGTAGGATCATAAGTCTGTACAGCTTCTCCCATGGGGGTATCACCTGGACGAGATTGATCAAACCCCATTTCACTATTGCCAATTTCATTTATATCATCATTGGCCTGTGCTAGATTTTCGTTAACTGTGATTAATTTTAATTTGGCTTGTATACTTTCTGCACCAGCTCCGCTAGGATCAGTTACTGCTCCCAGCACAGCTTCAATTGCTCCAGCAGGCCCGGAATCGCCTGCACTGGCAGTTTCTTGTGGAAATAGTATCAAATACTTGTTGGGTTTTGTTTGCAGTCCTTTTGCCACTTTTTGTCGTTCAAAACTATTTAAAATATGTTGCAAACTGTTTTCACCGTATTGCAATGTTTCTGCCACGGTGCTGCCATCTGAAGACGCATCTACTGGCAACATACTAACAATGTCTGCCATAGCTAAAGCATTCTGCGGCAATCCTACACATGCATACCTCACTCCTTGGTGATCGATCTTCATGGTCATGTCAGTAAATCTAAAAGGAATATATCTTTTTAATCCTGGTATATTCACCATAGATCCATTTTCAGTATTTCCTCTAAATTCAATAGCAATTAAAAAATTAGCTTCGCGCCAATTATCATATCCCAAATTAGTGGCCACAATTTGTAAAGATTCAAAAAACAATCCCATGCTGTATGGTTCTAAGATACTGAACTCCAGTGAATAAGTGGACGTATTGGTGCTGTCGATTTGAGGTGTTATATCAAACTTCAAATTTTCAAAGAAAAAATCAAATTTTCCATACACAGTATTGACTCGGTTACTTGGATTTGCATTGGCACTTTTGCATATTATTGTCAATGGAGCTCCTGACATATAAGTCGAGTCAGGATTTACTATTTCTTTTACGCTGAGGCCTGCTAGTGTAATGATATAATCATAAGTGGCATAGGCGTTTAACGGATTAGGCAGCGGAAGTTGTGTTCCTTGCAATGTTTTAAAAAATTTGCCAATGCTACTAAAAACACCTGTTATGGAATTGAGTGCTCCAGACACTGAATTTACATTGCCTAAATTTGTAACAGTGTTAGTTACAGTTTTAGTTAAATTAGTGGCTGAATTTAAGGCGCTGGTGATATTTCCTAAATCCATCTTATAATCCTAGTACTGATTTTAATCCGCTACCCTTGGGTATATAAATTTGTGTACCAGCTACAAAATCAAATATAGGATCTTGTAACACATCAAGATTGCGTTGTATGAAGACCCACCACAGTCCTGCTTCACCGTACAGATCAAATGCCAGCAAATCTGGTCTATAATTGTACTGACTTTCTATAGTGTATAAAAAATCATTTGTTTGAGCCGCAACTGGACGTATAGTTAACACATCTAGATAATTTTGTGTAACTGGAGTATTAAACCACGGACTGGTATTTGAGTAAGCGGCTGCCATAATTAAATATATCCAAATGAACTGTTGAGGTAGCCGCCTTGTACAAATCTATCAAGACTAAACTTACGAGCACTGTCCCTACTATATACCGTTTGTAAGGTCACTGAAAAGCTACTCTTGGTTGGCACATGAGTAACTCCGCCGCTGGTAGTTCCGCCTAGACCAAAAGTGCCCGCTAAAGAAGCCACTTGGCCAATGCCGCCGGCTATTGTACTGACTCCGCCAAGTATTCCTCCGACAACGCTGTCGCTTCCAAAAATATTGTTTGCAAGGCCACCCAAGCCGCTTGTTAGCCCGCTGATGCTATCTGCAACTCCTTCCACTTGCCCGGCAGCACTGCCTACCACATTAACGCCAATATAATCACATCCGTTATCTAAATCAATACGAATGTCTGTAACCACCACGGGAACATCTTTAAACACATAATTTCCATAAGCATTAAATTTCACAATAGGAGGAGGGTTACCAGCTTTTGGATCATTTCCCACAAACATTTTTGTAAGACTTCTTAAATAATGAACCATTGCAACCCAATATAAACCTTGTGTGGTGTCTTCCACGTACATTGGTGCTGTGATGGTAATTTTGCCTGGATCACTATTTTTGTATGTGTGAAATGTGTAATCCGAATGTATTGGACTAAGGGTATCGTAATTTGCTTTGTTGACTATTGCTATTTTGGGAGTGTAAGGAAATATAAGGCCGCCGGCAGATTTTAATGGAGCTAGCACTGGACTTGTTTGGAAACTGGACCAATTGGCCAGACTTAATCTAACACGCCAATCGTTGGGGTTAGCATCACTAAATGCCGATACTGCACTGATGATATCGCCAACTGCTTCGCCGGCCGCTGGCAAATTTATAGCTCGGATTGCTCCGGCTATTCCGCCTTCGCCGCTACCACCTGCACTTATAGCGCCGGCCAAATTCTTAAGTGTGTTGAAACCCGATACACCGGCACCAAGCAAATTGCTTGATGCGCCCAACGTTGAAATTAAACTTGGCATTCTATTATCCTTTTGGTATAATATTTAGTTGACTTTTTAAAGTGCGTAGTTTATAATAATACTTCCGGAGAATGAATTAATGACAGCTAAAGTTAACTACCTAAATAACAAGGATATGTTATTGGAAATACACAGATCAAAAACATCATATTGTAGTTTTACTGATCCTGCATTTCACCAATATGATGCAATTTTGCCTGGTGTGGATAAGATTAATATTAGAAGCATTGCAGATGCCAAACGAGCAAGAGCCAAACGCATGGGGCAACAGGACTACGATGCCCGTAAAAAAGCAGGAGAAAAAGTCAAACAAGCTGACTGCGAAGTTGACTATAAAAAGATTGCCAAGACTGATGTGGTTTTCCGCATCATGAGCTTTGATCATATACCACTAAACAACACACGCAAAAAGAATCCTAAAAGTCTTGCTGACCATAGAGACAAGGTAAATTTTCCTCCGTTCCAACATTGGAAGTTTAACGATGCTGACGAATTAATTTGTGTGGGCAAGAGTCATTGGAAGGGTCCGTTAGATACCGGCCATTTTGACAAAGATGCGGGCCAAATTACTCCAACTTTAGCAAGAATGATGTTAAAATTATGTGAGAGATATGCTACTCGCGGTAACGTTCGTGGCTACACATACAATGACGAAATGAAGGGTCAAGCTATTTTGCAACTAACACAAATAGGATTACAATTTGATGAATCTAAGTCTGACAACCCTTTTGCTTATTTTACTGCCGCCGTTACTAACAGTTTTGTGCGTGTTATTAATATTGAAAAAAGAAATCAAAATATCCGAGATGATATCTTGGAAATTAATGGTATGAATCCAAGTTATAGTAGAACGGGCGCCGGTGAACATGCGGCTGCTGTAAAAAGGTACGAAGCAGACAATGAGTAATTTGTTTAAAAAGGTGGCTTGTTTCACCGATATTCACTTTGGATTAAAATCCAACAGCAGTGTTCACAATCAGGATTGTGAAGATTTTGTTGACTGGTATATTGCTCGAGCAAAGGATGAAGGTTGTGACACAGGAATTTTTATGGGTGATTGGCATCACAATCGCAATAGTCTCAATATCACAACCATGGACTATTCACTTCGAGCACTGGAGAAGCTGGGTCAAGCCTTTGATCAGTTTTACTTTTTTCCTGGCAATCACGATTTATATTATAAAGACAAGCGTGATATCCACTCAGTTGAGTTTGGAAAATATATTCCCGGCATCACAGTGGTACACGAACCGACTACCATTGGGGACGTTACACTCTGTCCGTGGCTTGTAGGTGACGAATGGCGGTCAGTAGGTAAAAAGGGCGGCAAGTATATATTTGGACATTTTGAATTGCCCAGCTTCTTTATGAACGCTATGATACAGATGCCAGATCACGGTGAAATTCAATTAGATAGTTTTGCAAATTATGAGCTAGGATTCAGCGGGCACTTTCATAAGCGTCAGCAACAAAAGAACATGATTTATATCGGCAATGCATTTCCGCACAACTATGCAGATGCATGGGATGATGATCGCGGCATGATGATTCTAGAATGGGGCGGTGATCCTGTATATCATGCTTGGCCCGATCAACCTACATTTAGAACTGTGAAACTAAGTCAATTGATTGACGAAGAAGATACAATTATCAAACCCAAACAACATTTGCGTGTTACATTGGATATCGATATCAGCTACGAAGAAGCTAGTTTTATCAAAGAAACATTTGTTAAAAAACACGATATAAGAGAACTGACTCTTATTGCAGAAAAGAAGGATTTAGAGATCAACACCAACATTGATATTCAAGCATTTGAAAGTGTTGATCAGATTGTTTCCAGTCAGATTGTAAACATTGATTCAGACACGTATAATAAGAATACTCTGTTGTCAATTTATAATAGTCTATGAAAAATAATGTAATAATAAACACCGTAGAGCCGGCTACTGGCGTCTACTTAGCTAAAAAAGAAAAAAGTAAAGTTGTACATTTCTGGACTGGCTTTGATACCGTATGTAGAAGATACAGCACGGGCGAAGGATTTAAAGAAGAAGATTACGAAATTGTAACTAATACTTTAGGAAGAGATATATGCCATCAGTGTGCTACTGTGGCGATTAGGGATAAACTAGACGTATGATAAAAATTAAAAATTTAACAGTTCGTAACTTCATGAGTGTGGGTAACCAAACCCAAGCTGTGAATTTTGCGGCTGAAAACTTAACACTTGTGTTGGGTGAAAACTTGGATCAAGGTGGCGATGACAACGGCAGCAGAAACGGCACAGGTAAAACCACAATCGTTAATGCACTCAGTTATGCTCTATTTGGTAATGCATTAACTAACATTAAAAAAGATAATCTTATTAATAAGATTAACAATAAGAATATGCTAGTTACACTAGCATTTGAAAAAGATGGTACAGACTACCGTGTTGAACGTGGGCGCAAACCAACTATTATGAAGTTCTTTGTTAATGACCAAGAACAAGAAGGCGAAGAAACAGATGACAGCCAAGGTGACATGCGAGAAACGCAGAAAGACTTGGATGAGTTGTTGGGCATGAGTCAGGACATGTTCAAACATATTGTTGCTCTTAACACTTATACTGAGCCGTTTTTAAGTATGCGGGCCAACGACCAGCGGGTTATTATTGAGCAGTTGTTGGGCATTACACTATTGAGTGAAAAAGCAGACACTCTCAAAGAACTGGTTAAGCAAACTAAAGATGCTGTCATGCAAGAAACAGCAGATATTGAAGCGGCAAAGAAAAGTAATGAAAATATTCAAAAGAGTATTGACAATTTACTGACTAAACAAAGTGCTTGGAACAATCAGCATCAGCAAGAAATAGAAAAAATTGGCCGTGCTATCATTGAACTTGAAAGTGTGGATATTGATGCAGAGTTGTCAAAGCATGCTGAACTTAAACAGTATGATGAGAAGTCAGCCAAGCTGAAAAGTCTCGCTAAGGAGCGGGCCACGCTGGATAGCGCGACAGCGCAAGCGGAGCGAAGCGTAAAAAAGTACGCTGGCGAGCTTGCCAAACTGCAAGACAAAAAGTGTCACGCTTGTGAGCAAGATCTCCATGACCATAAACATGAAGAAATGACTGATGAAGCCACTCGGCACATTGAAGAAGCACAACGCTACTTGGACAAAGTGAACACAGACTTGGCCAAGATCTCAGCTGAGATTGCGGTCATTGGCGAAGTCACTGCTCGTCCGGACACCTACTATGACACCGTTGAACAAGCACTGAAACATCAGAACAATCTCAAAACTCTGGAAACTCAGCTGACTGTCAAGGCTGGGGAGACTGATCACTATCAAGAACAAATTGACGAGCTGACTGATACTGCGCTACAAGAGATTTCATGGGACCAAGTCAATCAACTCAACAGTTTACGAGAGCATCAAGAGTTCTTGCTTAAACTTCTTACCAGTAAAGACAGCTTTATTCGTAAAAAGATCATAGATCAAAACTTGGCCTATCTCAACAACAGGCTCACCTACTATCTGGACAAGATGGGATTGCCGCACACAGTGGCATTTCAGAATGACTTATCAGTATTGATCACACAGTTGGGGCAAGACTTGGATTTTGATAACTTGAGCCGTGGTGAACGTAATCGTTTAATTCTGGGATTGAGCTTTAGTTTCCGTGATGTATGGGAAAGTTTGTATCAGCAGATCAACTTGCTGTTCGTGGACGAACTTATTGACAACGGGTTAGATGCCGCTGGTGTTGAAGGCGCCCTGGCAGTGCTTAAAAAGATGGCACGTGAACGCAAAAAGAACATTTTCTTAATCAGCCACAAGGACGAATTGATTGGTCGTGTGAACAATGTGTTGAAAGTTGTTAAGGAAAACGGCTACACGTCGTACGCTACGGATTTAGAAGTCACTGAGTAATGAGCAAACATGTTGAGCCTGTGGATTATCAAGATGAACAAAGCCATGAACAACTCATGGCGGCTTTCAAAGAATATTTCCGGGCCAA